ATATGATTTTGTGCAAATCTAGGTGTCATAGGGTATAATAACAATATGGAACAAATACATAGCTTAATCTCGAAATTGCACATGTCAGGTGCTTCAACAATCACGCCAGTTGCGCTCGTCAACGAGATGCTCGACAAACTCCCGCTCGACATTTGGAACGACTCAACGAAGACATTTCTAGATCCAGCTTGTGGGACAGGCATTTTCATTTTATGTTGTCTTGAAAGATTGAATGAAGGACTCAAAGAAGAGATGCCTGACGATGTTGAGAGACTGACACATATTATGACTAAACAGCTTTGGGCTAACGATATTGATCATAAACAGATCAGGCGATTTAAGTCTTCATTGAAAAAGTTAGGCTTAAACAAACAGGGAAATATTATATATAATAATATAAGTAACGTAAACAGTTTGGATCATGAGTGGAATATGAAATTTGACGTAGTAGTAGGTAACCCACCGTATAACCCAAGCTCAAACAAAAATAGTGGCTTAAGTAAAGGGTCAGGCACAAAGATTTGGCATAAGTTTATTGAAGTTGCAAATTCTGTAACAGAACCTGGTAGTTATATAAGCTTTATTACGCCTTCAAACTGGAGGCTCGGCAAATCGAACAGGTTAGGTAATGCCCAAGAGATAATGTGGCGTAATGATATCATCGATATCTTCGATGCATCAAACAGGTTTGGCGGAACAGCGGTGCATATGGCGCTTGATGCGTGGTTGATGAAGAAATCGCCAAGCAATATTGATGCTGTGTATGCTAAGTACCTTTACATGCCCTTAATGTTTGATGATAATACTAAGCAATTCCTTAAAGCAAAAACAGATGAAGCCTGCTTCACTATTGATATTAAAGACAATAGGCACTATGCATTTGACTGCATTAGGAAGAAAGCAGTAGGTACGTCGAAATACAAATATAAGCATTTTAACACAGTGTCACAATTTAGAAACGGGCTGTATGACTGGTATTCTGAGAAAACGGTTGGCTTTGATTCAAAGAAAGTACTGATATCTTCGACATCTAATTTGAGCGTCGAGGGCAACTTTGTTGCAAAATACGATAGCGGTGAAACTGGGTGTGGCCACTGCACAAGCGCATACTCGGTGGAGAATGAGCTCGAAGGAATAATGCTTTCTCACTACCTAAACACATCAGAAACAATCTTAAATATTATTAAAGAATCAATTGGAGATTCTGGGTATGCGATACCATTTCATCTACTAAAAACCATTCCTAAAAATTTAGTGAAAGCTCACTACAAATCCACTGTCAAATAAAATGAAACACACATACACATACCACTGCCCAACATGTAACAGCACAAGAAGAGATAGAAGAGATAGAGAATTCGATAAATACAATAGATTTCAGCGTAGTATAATATAGAAGAACAAAAGAAAAGAAAATGAAAATAATAAAACAAAAGAAATTCACATACACATACCACTGTCCCACCTGCAACACGACAAGACAGCTCAAAGTCGATCCAAAGTATCGCCCAGGAGGAAACATACGTGAATGCCGCAACTGTGCCCAGGCCAAAAGGAAACGACCAATAAGAAAGGCGTACAGTCCTACCTCTAAATTATATGACAACTGCACACGCACAATGACTGAGGTGTCTAACCTAACTGGTGTCTCTAAGCCCACTATCAACAACATAGAGACACGTGCCTTCATAAAGATATATGACGAGCTTTCAGACTATCTCAAATGTGACAAAATATCTCTCTCTAAAAAGAAAGGAGACCCAGCAAGAAAGGCGATGAAACGTTTCGTGATGGACTATTTCACTGAACACGGTGATGACAATTACACTGAAGACTCAGCAGTCTCTGCTTTTAAGGCTGCCCCTGTCACAAGAAAACGGAAGAAAAGATGAAAATAACTGAGATGTTTGATGTTGAGGGGCATATATATTAATAGATGGCACATTTAGGTACAACAACGTTTTATCCTTTGGCGTTTAGCGATCCTAAATGTGCCATTTTCAGGAGGCATTATGCTAACTACATTAGAAATATTCAATACATTATTCGAGGACGAGATGTCACAATATCTACCACCCAACAAGAGATGGAACCATTGCAAACAAATAGGAGATCAAGGAGAGATTGCATTCCAAAACGAATTCCAAACAAGAGGAAACCTGACAGGACCAATCCATGTTAATCATTTCAGAAACCAGGGACTAGACTACGATTGGGATTTTGAACTAGACGGAGAAACATATGAGGTCAAGACACTGACAGGAGACCATGAATATGCAGTTGTTGAGGTATGGTGTGATAGAAATAGAACAACAAGACCTAGTTGGTGGAAAGCATCACGGCTTGATCTATTAGATTATTATGTGATCTACAGAAAAGAACAAAAGAAATTATATATTTATAATGCCAAAACACTATACGAGAATAGATACAAATTATTTAATAGTGGTGAGATGACTGCATCAAATGGAGGAACTGGATTCATCAGACAAATTAAATGGTTGAACATTGCATTGATAAAGGTTATTGATTGATGTTTTACCTGTCCCCTCTAGAGGTTATCCTCCTTGCTTCGGTATGTATTATCCTTAGTGAGCTTGTAGGAATGAACACGAGATAACGTCGTCCCACTATCAACAACATAGAGACAATGAATGAGCAGAAGAAAAAGAGGAATAAAAAAAGCTATCTTAAATGAGATCAAAGCTGGTATTCAGAAGAAGGTTAAGACACCGATAAACTATGATGACAAAGAAAACGGTATTGTAAAGCTAAATAAATATGGTAATTTTCCAGATGCATGGAGATATTTTGGAGGAGCTGAACATTGGCTCTTTGATTTATTAACACTAACACATACAAGATCACCTGAAGATGACTACATCAGAACAATAGACGGTGATAATCCATATGAAGAAGAAGAAATATTTATTGCAGTTGATCTAATTGCAGAGGTGTTTCATGACAGACCAAGAGAGGCATACATTGCCATAGCGCATATATACCATGACATGAAACTGAAAGAGATAGGAGACACATTAGGCTACACTGCAGGGCGTATATGTCAATTGGTCCAGTCAGTAAAGAAAGAACTAGCAGAATACATCCGTAACAACCGTAACGACATTGTTACGGCATACAAAATAAAAGATTGATATAATATTAGGAGCAGTAATATGAGCAAGAAACTAAAATCAGCAATTAAAAACCGTAACATTGAAGAAACATTATGGGAACTAATATCACAAACCGTAACATCAATAGAAGCAGGTGAAGATCCTGCATACACAAGAAGCATACTAACACCTCTCCTTAGGTCATTGACATCGTTTGAGGTTGAAAGACGCAGGCAGGAATTCGTTAAGGACAAAGACTATAGTCATAAAAATGATAGATCATCTCCACTACAGGAAGAAATACGTCAATGGTTGCAGTAAGCAAGAAGCTAAATAAAATATTATCTGATCCTTATGAATTCATCAGTCGTCTAAAGATCATTGACAAGAAAGGAAAGATAAGAAAACTAAAACCAACATCAGAACAACTAAAAATAATAGAAACACTAGAGACTGAAGAAGATGTTTTGATCTTAAAACCAAGACAGATAGGATCATCAACTATAAATCTAGCATATTTATTCTATAAGCTATACACAGCTAAGGAACCTGTAACATTTGCAATCCTATCTCATAAGCTACAATCATCTAAACATCTATTAAACATTGTCAAGACATACTACAACAACCTACCTCTACCATTAAGAAGAACAATATCAGAGGACAACACAACAACATTCACATTTGCAGATACAGGTGCCTCTATCATTGCAGTATCTGCTGAAGGTAAAGGAGGACTAAGATCATTCACATGCTCTCGTCTTCTCATCAGTGAATATGCATTTGCACCTAATCCTGAAGAGCTAAAGGCAACAGCCATATCAGCACTAAACGATGGACAGCTAATCATTGAATCAACAGCCAACCAACATGGTGATGCACTACATAAAGAGGTGACAGCAGCTCAAATAGGAGACAGTCCTTGGCACCTCCTCTTCTTCAAATGGTTCAATCATGCTCAATACAGCACAAAGCTTCCACCAACATTCCAAATAACACAAGACGAAGACAACATAAAACAAAAATACGATTTATCAGATGAACAAATATACTGGAGAAGAAGACAGGTAAAGAGACTAGGATGGAATAAATTCAGAAGAGAATACCCAGCATGTATAGAAGACGCATTCACACAATCAGGTGATAGCTATTTCACATCAACAGATCTACAATACATAACTGAAATACAAATAGAGAAACAAGACCTAACAATCCTACATCAACCTAGACCTGATGATAGATATGCAATAGGTGTCGATGTTGCCTCAGGCAGTGGTGGTGATTACAGCGTGATATATGTATTGTCTAAACTATCAGGACAGCCTGTGTGTATCTTCAGGTCCAAACATACCAACACAAATGCATTGGCCAAAAGAATCCAAGAGCTAGGAACTAAATACAACAACGCCCTTGTTTTATGTGAAGCCAACAACTATGGACACGCATTACTCAATGAACTACGTCATCTAGGATATTCAAAATTATGGAAAGACCATAATAAAAAAGACTGGCTAACAACATCAAAATCAAAAATAGAATTGTTTGAAACACTCAAGGCACACATATCAGAAGGAATACTATCACAAATAGATAGCATAACAACAGCTGAATTAAGATCATTTGTAATAGACAAAACAGGATTAGCACCATCTATACCATCAAACCTAGATCATCATGGTGACAGTGTCATAGCATTAGGACTAGCAATCATCTGTCTAAAGCATGTATCAATGCCAACAAGGACACATCTACCTGCATTCATTAAACAACGAAGAGCATCAAAGATAAGATCATCCGGCATAGCCAAAAAACAAAGAAGGTACTAGACTATTAATCTAGCACCTCCCATTCATCTCAATATCTTCGGTAACTACACCTCTTCGATATCCCAGCCAGTCACCAACTGTCCTGTCTTCTTGCTCACCTTCACTTCCTCTACTCGAGAGAAGCTGAAGGCAGCCATGTCGTCTGACGATTCGTCTGTGGTAACCATCAACCTTGCCTCATAGTACGGGCTGTTACTATCAATTAGCATGCCTGTGTCTATCATCATGCATGTCCCAGTCCATGTGTTGTTAGCATCCTCAGTGTCTGAGAATCTGTATTCCTGCCCAGGCTCTATTACTAGTTTTACTGTTGTCTCATTTTCCATTTGTTTTTCCTTTTGTTTGTTTGTTTGTTCATAGGATTATTCCTATATTAATATTATATTTAGATCATTTCAGGTGTATTATAATTATCTGTTTTAAACAACATAAAATAAACAATCTATTAATAATGAGGGAACAACTATATGGCTAAACAATCTGAAATAGCATTCATCCAGGCAGTAGTACAAGAACATACTGACACCTGGGAAAAGAAACAACCAGAACTAAAAAAATATAAGCAAACATATGAGACCAGATTCTGGGAAGGTGAAGCATACAACGACAACATGATTAGAATAGAAACAGCAGATGCTTATGGATTCATTGAAGGATTCATCTCATCTCTATTCAGCAAACAACCAGGCATAGAGGTTGGCGACGACATATCATCAGTAGGAAATCCAAAAGCAATCAAAGATATATGCAACAGGTTTCTCTTTGATTCATGGCAAACAATTGAGTCAGCTGCACGTATGGCATTGATCTACACAAACGCTGGATTAAAGCTAAGCCCTAATGAAAACAGCAGTAATATATACGACAAAGCTAAAATCAGACCTATCCCTCCTTGGGAAATGATAATAGATAATGATGCAACACATTGGCTAGATCAAAGGTATGTAGGGCACAGATATTTCTTAACTGTATCAGAGGCATCAGCAAGATTCGGAAATAAACAATGGACACCCGTAGTTAAAGAAGATTATTTTACAAGCAAGAATAAATCATACAGGCATAGTGATAATACAAACCTACCACCTGAATATCTATATATTGAATTGGTAGAACTATATGATATGATCAACGACAAACTATTCTTTTGGACACCTCATTGGAAAGCAGGACAAGATATATTAGAAATAACTGAGATACCAATTAGAACATACGACGGACAACCACTACCAGCTATATCACCACTGTTCTTTAACAGACAACCAGAACGTCCATTAGAAGGTATCAGTTCTATCAGTCGTATTTATGACCAGCTATATGAAAAGAATATATTAAGAAGCTTCTGGGCCAATGCAATAAGACGTGATAGCAGACAGTTCCTTTATAAAGAAGGTGCATTCGATGAAGAAGCATTAGCACAAATAACAGCTGGTATAGATGGAGCAATGATCCCAGTAGATGCTGAACACCTGACTGGACTAATCACAGAGGTCCCTGTAACACCTATCTCCTCCAACCATGATAGATACCTAATGAATGTAGAAGCCGACCTATCACGAGGTAGTGTGTTGGCACCATTCACAAGAGGAGAGGCAACCAAAGCAACAGCAACAGAGATAGGTGCATTGGCTCAATATACAAGCAGTGAAATAGGAAGACTAGCAAGAGAAAGAGATGGGGCAATAGCAATTCTCTCATTGATATACATTAGGTTCTTGTCTCTTATCACAGATGAAATCCAAGAACCGTTGATCATCAATGGAGAGACAGTTGTCTTAGACAGCAATGCATTGAAAGGTAAATATAAATACGTGGCATTGGATCAAGCAGCAACACCAATGAGCGAGGCAATGAAACAAAAACAATTCCTGGAACTACTACCAACGTTAGGACAGCTAGGTGTTAATCCTCAAATCATAAAAGAAGAATTAGTTAGAATGTTTAATCTTTCTGAGTTGCTATTACAGGAGCCAGAACCAGTAACACCTGAACCAGTCCAACCTCCATCACCAGAAGAAGCCCTACCACCAGAAGGCGGATCACTAGGAACAGCACAGACTGATGTACCACCAGAGATTATGGCAATGGTTAGCCAACTGCGAGGAGAGGTTTAATGCCGATACATGAATATGCACATAATGCACAACAGAAATTACAATGCACACATACAGAGGACGTCATGTACAAGATGTCTGATGAGGTACCTAAGGAAATAGAATGCCCAATGTGCAATAAGATATTATTAAAACAAATATCATCAACATCTTTCAGTCTCCGTGGTGGCGGCTGGTATGCTGATGGTTATACAAACAAGAGGAAACAATAATGAGAGAAGAATTTTTAGAAGAGAACTGGGAACCTGAATTTACGAAACAGGAATTGTTAAAGGAAATGCAACTACATATAGAACAGTTTGAGTCTTTTATTGAGCACGCTGAATCATCAGAAGAAGCTGCGTTCTGGAAGGATGCAAAATCAGAAACTAAAGAGCGTCTTGCTAAGGCGGCAATGATTGTCACACAAACCGAATACGATGCACAAAAAGGTGAAGGTCCTGGTGTTATTGGTGTTGCAATAGATTATTGGTCTGATAAAATACCCAGTGGAGACAGTGATGAATCATCATTCGATGAACACCAAGATAAGCGTCATTTAGAAGAAAGATTAGATGATTTATATTATCGTTTAGAAAATGAAGAAGACGAAAAAGAAAGAAAAAAAATCAATGATGAGATTTTCTCTATTCAGAATAGCTTAAAGCGCTTAAAATAAATCATGCCTATGTTTGAATACACATGCAAGAACGGACACATCACTGAAGAACTATTCTTTGTTGGTGAAAAGATCAAAGCATGGATGAAATGTCAGTGTGGAAAGAGGGCAATGAAACAAATACCATTGACAGCCAAGATGACACATATGTGGATGGGACAATGTGAAACAAATGGTGTCAATGGATACTATGATGCAGGCCTAGGATGCACAGTGCATTCAGCTCATGAGGCAGACAAGATAGCCAAAGAGAAAGGACTAGTCAGAGAGACAGACCTGGGATCACATTGGTGGGATGATAACATGAACAAACAAAAAGCTGATGCCGACAAACATAATGCCACTGTCAAAACATACCAAGACAATATAAAGAAATTCGATGGCAACAAAGAAAAGGCAGTGCAAGAAACATTCCCAGCTCATGAAATGCTGGCAGAAGGAGACTAACAATGGCAACAGACAAAGAGAAATTTGAACAAGAGCTTGTTGAAGCACAACAAATAGAAGATAACAATATACAGACATTGGCCCCAACAGGTGCTTTCAGTTCCAAGAAGATGAATGGATTGGTCATTGCCTTAAACAACCTATCAGCACTATTCGGATGGGAACAACTACCACGCGTTACAGCAGACATTAACGGTTCAATTCCAAATGATATAATGAGAAAGCTATTGACATTATCAGCAGCCATAGATGATGCAATAACAGAAGGAATATTAGATCAAGATAATCAAATAGACACTGACATATCTGATGACCACGGATTACTAATGCTATCATCAGCAATATCAAAGCTAACAAGAAACAAGAAATTCAAGCGCTTCCTTGAACAACCAATTGAAAACACTGAAGCAACAGAAGAAGACACCCTCAATCCAGAGGAACTATTCAATCAACGCATTTAAACAACGGAGAAATAATGCAATCAACAACAGAGACTGTCACAGACACCACCTCACCAGAGACCACACAAGCAACCCCAGATGCTACCCCTATAGATAACACTAATGATGACACAGGTGTGGCACAGAATGAAACGTCGGTAGCCTTAGACACATTACCACAATCTACAATAGAACAACTAGTCAATGAATCATTTGAAGACTATAGTGAATTCAGTGATAACACAAATCACACAGGTATGAGACCACTGCATGAACTACTAAAGCACCTACCTGAAGATGCTAGGAAACATGTTGCTAACCTTAGATCATCATACACAACTAAGACACAGGAATTAGCACAGTTAAGAGCAGACATCAATGCAGAAAGAGAGGCATTACTAAAAGAAAGAAAAGCTTTATATGAAGGTGATTTTGCAGACAATGTCAATAAACTAGCACAAGAACCAGAGACACCACATGATGTATGGACTGAAGAGGGCATTCAATCTCGTATTCAACAAGAGGCTGCCAAGATGTTTCAACAAATGCTTAATCCTTTACAAGAACAGATACAACTAGACAAACGACAGAATGATCTAGCAAGGTTTAAAGAGACTAATCCAGATCTAATGACTGATGAATATCGGATGCCTGTTGCCAGGCTACTGCAATCAAGACCAGAGCTAAGACTAGAAGATGCTTATTACATTATAAAGGCACAAAGACAGAATGACCTTGAATCACAGTTGGTACGAGAAAGAGATGAATTAAGATCAAGACGTCAAGAAGCTCTATTAAAAACATCTACAGGATCAAACAGTCGTGGCAATGGAACACCTAAATTCAAAGATGCTTGGTCTGCATTTCAGTACCATAAGAACAATGCTAACAAGAACTGATTTAAAAATACATTAACTATGTAAGGAGCAATCTTTCCCGTCCTTTTAAAGGAGAACTGTAGAGACTAATTACCTCATATCAGTCACCTCCAATAAATACTGGGGAGATAGGTATTTAAAAACATATCAATGGTTGATAACTGTTAAGACGATATCGAACAAACAAACAACAAATAGGTTAAAATATAATGACAATTTCAAATGAGCTCCTATCATCAACACTGTACAGTATTCGTGACAGTGAGGTAGATGAGCTATTCAACAAGGTCGCTTTTTTAGACGGCGCCCGTAAGCATGGTGGTATCATCACTGAAGATGGTGGAACAAAGATCCAACGTCCTCTAGCTCTAGCAGAGCACAGTACCATCACTGACCTCCCAACAGGTTATGAAGCAGTATCTCTTACAGTGAATGGTGTTATGTCACCAGCAGCTTTTGAATGGTCTGATTTCGTAGCTCCTGTAGTTATCTCTAGGCGTGAAGAATTAGAGAATAGTGGAGAGAAAGCAATCGTTAAGATTGTAGAAGCACGTATGCGTAATGTTATGGGGCTCCTTCGTAGAGAACTAAACCAGCAGATCCTTCGAGGTAATTCAGCAACACTAACAACACTAAACACGTTGAACGGTTACAATGCAACAGCAACCGCTGAAGGTTTGTTATATGCAGAAACAGTAGCAACACAACAAGGTCTAGCAGCTACAGTTGGTGGTGTGGCACGTTCTTCAACAACAGCTCCTGGTTGGTCTAACCAAGCAGTTGATATCGGAGCAGCATTCAACACAGACGGTATTCGTTTGATGCAAGAAGCTTATCTTCGTGGTAACAGTGTTGCTCCTATGGGTGATGTTGATCTAGTAATCCTTTCAGAGGCTGCTATGGCTAACTATCGTAGAGCTCTATTTGATAACGAACGTTATGTAAATGAAAAGGTTCTTGATGGCGGACGTATGCAACTAGCATTTGCTGGTGCAGCTGTTGAACAAGATGTAAATATGGGATTCACTGAGACATCTGCTGATTGGGGTGCTGGACCAATTTCTGGTTATGCATTGAATTTTGATGGTGTTAAACTAGCATTCCATAAGGATGCAGATTTTGCTGTATCTGATTTTGAGCATGTTAATGGAACAACAACACGTGCAGCACAGGTATATGTCAAATGTCAGTTGATTGCGGACCATCTTGGTTCTCAGGCTGTATTGTTTGATGGAGACACCTGGTAATAACATTAGGTTCTTTAGGGCCTACTATATACTAAGGAGCCTTCTATTAACGGAGGCTCCTTTTTATTTTCTATTAATAATGAGGGACACAACATATGAATTTATCAGAGCTCAGAGCTAAAATAAAAAATGTCACCGACTATCTTCCAGAGAATGATGAATACGATATTCAGATAGATGAACTAGTCAATGACGCATACCAAAGAATATGGACAGGTAAGCGATGGACATTTGCACAAAAGAAAACATACATTAACACATACCCAGACATCACACATGAATCAACAGGAATGGTTGCTAATGTGACTGATGGACAACGACAGATTATATTTCCTGCTGGTCTTGTCCCTGGCTTACAAGGAAATGAAGAAATATATGAAGGACAAATCATTGAGATCCAAGGACGTGAATATACCATTGACCAAATATCAGGAATGGCAACACAGGCTATTCGTGTTAGGGAACCACTAAGGGCAACAACTACAGTTGCTGATGATACATGGATTATCAAACATAGATATTACACACTACCTTCAAACACCATAGAGCTCCTATCAGTCTCCAATCGTGATGTACCTAATGGTGTTCCTGGTGTTACAACCAAACTAGCATGTATCGATGCACCATATGAGGAATCAGCCAATATAAGAGAAGACAGCACAAGCACCTATGCAGATAGTTATATCCTAACACCACCAACAATCGTTGCTGCAGCAGAGAAATTAAATGTTGTCGTCGAAGAAGATGGTGATCCAGGTGCAGGTGATATACCTAACAGTTATTGGATTGAATTCTGTTGGGCATTTTATTGGGATGGAGGACATATAGGACCACTATCAGAATCATTCACAGCACAAACAGATAAAGGAGGTCAAGGAGGTTCTCCTCTGTTAAGACTATATCCTGTATCAGCAGACAATCGTTCTATTCAGTCACCACCTTATGTAGCAGTTACAGATGTAGAGAGGAATCCATATGAAGGTTATCGTAAGGTCTTCTTCTATAATAGCAACTATGACCATATAAACGGAACACGTCTTGGTCTTCCTACATGGAGAATGATTACAAACAAAGATGAACACACACCATTTTTAGCTGAAGATGAAGATGACAATATTACAATTCGTTGGATGTCTGAACTACATCAAGGTAATCCTAGGTATGAGGAACATGATGGTCAGCACCAACGTATCAGACCATATCCAAGGCCACAATCCACAACCAATTATGAGGAACATGATGAGAACCCAGAGAGACAGTTCTCGCAACTAGAGACTAGATATTATTACAAGCCTAACCTATTGACACTAAACACTGACACGCCAGAGATGCCGTATGAAATGCATAGCTGTATTGTCAATGCTGCATTGGAACACGTGTTTATAAAGAATGGTAATGCCTCAATGGCACAGTTATACACAAAACGCCTGGCCGAAGATATGAAACGTCTAGAACGTAGATATACAGATCGTGTTGATGTTCAATATCAAAGAGGTTCATTCCATTCAGGGCAACGAGCAATACGCTTTGATACTGCATCACTAAAAATGAAGAGCTAGAATGAAAACAAATCCAACAAAGAGCACACAGTTTGAAGGTGTCGATGAAAGGTACCTAGCCAAACATTCTAAAGCAGGTAAAATAAAGAACCTTAAGGTTGATCCAGAAGGTTTAGGACTGTCTAATGAATGTGGTTGGGAACCGTTACATTACCGCCAGCTTAATCCGACCGGGCTACTAAACTATACACAGGTCTTAAACATGGAATTCAAACCATGTCGTGCATTATCAGTATGGGCTAGGCATGATGGAGCTGAGGTTTATTATCTTAAAGAGGCTGATGGTGTTCTGAACTATGCAATGGGGAATAGCACATCACTATCTGTTGCACATTATGATCATGTAACGTTATCTTCAGGAAGACATGAGCCAAAACCAAATGAGATAGGCACACAGTTTATTCCTTATGGACGATTTAATCTAATTATAAATGGATATGATGAGCCGTTCATGTTCTTCGGGCGTGGATATGTCAGACCCTTTGGATTCAGACTACCAACACCTACACCTTCTGTTATGGACGTTGAACCAGATTATTATTCAAATGCATCAGCAACAACAGATGATAAGACATGCATTCATTTCAGTGAAAAAGGAACCAAAGGCCTAGGCAATTCAGCAGTTGGTGATGCTAATACATATAGATACAAGATGAGCTTTATCACTGATACAGGTAGTGAGAGCCCCTTGTCTGATGCAGCTGTCGTTAATTGGACAATAACGGCAGGTAATGAAGGGCGTTATGGTGTAATGCTCAATGATGTACCAACCGGTCCAAAAGGAACAGTAGCACGTAGAATATATAGGACACCTAATCTAGAAGATGGACAGGTTTCAGGTAAAGGTGTATTTTATTTTGTCAAACAAATAGATGATAATATTACAAAGCAATGGACTGATATTATTAGTGATTCACATCTTACAATAGAGGCACCGTCAATTGCTGATAGTGTTATTTTAGGTCATGGACATAATGTTGGAACTGAATGGGATAACAGGCTTTGGATCGCTAAAGGTAACAAGGTATTATATTCAGACAAGAATAAACCAGAACAATTCGGAGCATTTAACTATTTTGATATGGGCATACAGAATGGTGGGCATGTTACAGCTATAGTTCCTTATTATTCCTCCCTCATAGTCTTCAGAGAGAACAGCATCTCAATGATTAGACCTACAACAGAAGGCTATACAATTGGGCAAATATCAGGAAACATTGGAACATCAGCAACAAACACAATCAAGGTTGTACCAAATGTAGGTGTAATGTTCCTAACAAAGAAAGGATTATATAACCTATCAGGCGGCCTTCAAGGTGGAAGCCAGGTTTCCATACAGGCAATAACAACGGATGTAACAGAGACAATCCAGCGTATCTCTGCCAATGCTCTACCTAGGGCCACGGCCACATATAGTTCAAAGGAACAAGAATATTGGTGTCATTTCCCCATCGACGGAGATACTGAGAATAGTATGGGAATTGTTCTTCACACTCAAACAGGACAATATTCTTTAAGATACACAGACAATAGAAAAGATATGAAATTTACGCAGTTGGACACTGATCCTGAAGGTTGGATTATTATTGGAACTATACCTCGAGAGACTACAGGATCAGCTATACCAGAAAATCAGATATGGAAGAATGTAGGGCTACAGGTATGGTCAGCAATAAATATGAAAGGATATATTTATCAGGATGCTAAGGCTGGATTTGAATCACCACACTATGAATATCAGATTATAGAAGGTGATACAAGGGAGGAAGCATTATATGAATCAGTCTGGATGCACCTAGGAATAAATCAGAAGATCAGGGTGTCCTCTATAGAGGTTGATATTATCACACAAGGAAACAATCAGATCAATTTTGAATATGGTATTGATGAAACAGATGATTGGAATACAACTAAATCTGTGCAACAACAGGTACCAGACCGTAACAATGATGTTACATATGGTGTTACGGGGACAACGCAAACAGATGATGCTATTATAAACACATCAGACTATGGAGACAATCGTTACACCAGGTTACGGTTTGATGTTTCAACAAGACAGGTCAGATCATTTAGGTTTAGATTAAAGAGCACATCAGTGTTTCATGTGGTATCATACAATTTACATATGAATCCTGGACAACGAAGGACAGTGGTATGAGAACATACGAAAAGAAATCAATAGAAGAGAATAACATTGCCAAAGCGTCTGATATAAATACTAAGACAAGCAACTATTATTCTCAGTTAAATGGAACACTAGGACAAAACAATCTACCTTTAGACAGTGTTGATATAACACACCTAGACAATCCAACACGTACAGCATTAACAACACAAACTAATACTGTGATGCCAACCCAAGCGTTTTATGTAACAGAAGGTTGTTTGCCAGGAACGAAAACAAATGGCGTTATGGATCCTAGAACAACATACGAATATGATGATACTGATTTTGTTGTTGGTTGGATCTCTTTATTACCAAGATTAGGAACAGCAGATGGTGTCTATTTATCTTTTCAGTCACAAGCAGGAATGCTTAAAGGAAATGCAACAATAGACATTGGAAGGTTATTAGGGACTGAATATTCTGTAGATGGACAAGGAAACGTAACGTTTAATCCTATAGGTGAAGAATGGAGATTACAAATAGGTGTCTTCGTTAATAATGTTTTGGTTGCAGAGACCGATAACATTCCATCACGAAGAGGAACAATATGTCTTCCATATTCTATTCCAATAGACGCTGTGTGGTGTGAGGTTGAGATAAAATTCAAAGCAACTAAGCAGGTACATACCCTGATGCCCAATGTTATAGCGCCTGGTGTGTCTGTGTATTCATCAGAGCTATGGTGTAGGAATCAATATAGGTAAAACATAATGACAACATTAGAGAACAATAGAAAGGAACCTGGGGACAGGATCAATGACACAGAGCTAAATCAGATATTTACTGATGTGGTGACTATGTCGGCAACTATAGACAAAGACAACACAGGTAGGGAATGGGTATCCCGAAAACACATTGATTGGGGCAGTAGTCCATGTCATCCAAGCACATGGAAATTATTTAATACATCAAACGTATGGACAACATCTAGTGAAACACCATCTGTCCCAAATCTTGGTGTTCCTTGGTATATAGTTACAAACAAAACAATGAGAGAAGGTGATGTTTTTAGGATAACATACAGTCAAATGGTTGAAATGCTAGATGTAACGGCAGGATTCTTACCTGAGAGCCAGGCATATTTTCAGTTCTTTTATCAGTATGATGATGGTGCAGGTTTGATAGATGAAGCAATGAGCTGTGTCTATGGATTTAACGGTTGCATTAATGCTGATCCGACGGTGCCACCAGGCTCACAACATAGACTACAATACTATAGACACCAAATGTCACACCTATACATTAATCCTGTAGAAGGACGTAATGTATATGCTATCTATGTTAAAGCCTGGGTGGAAAATGCAAACCACACACTACATTTAAAAGAATCAGATTTCAATATCATTGAGGTGAAAGGATGAGCTTTACACAACAACATGTATTTGTAGCAGGAGATACACTAAATGCATCAGAGCTTGATATAAACTATAAAGAACTGAAACATTATGTTAATGGTTCCAATGTTGCTGCTGACCTAGCTGCTGATAGTGTAGGTACAAATGAAATAGTAAAAGGTGAATATCTTTCAGTTGTTTCAGATCATCTATTCACTATAGGTGATATGCACACTAATTATGTGAATATAGATGTTAATAATAGAGACTATTTCACATATCATTATAAAGCAGTAGATGCATTAGACAATATTCAGACAATATCTATTCCTGGAACTGGTAAAGAATTCTATTTAGAAAAAGATGCTGATGTTCTTTATGAGGCATATATTCATACACAAATATATGCCAACTATTCTGCTGCAGTCATGGGATCAGCATCAACTGAATACAGTGCATTTTATGTATATGTTAATGGTACCAGGCAGGATAGCACAGTCTGTTATGGATTCTCAGAAAATTATACCGGTGGTTTTGTTAATCCAGATCCTGGTATCGCTGGTGTTAGCGGTGATATGTTAGTTCAGAGATCAATTGTAATGTCTTTTCTGGCATGGAACCTTAAGGAAGGAATGAACAAGATAGAGGTAAGAGGACATATTAGATCTGATAAGGGACGCGCTAGTGCTAGGACCAGCCAGATAGAGGTATTTTATAAATGAATAATAATGAGAGGAAACATAATGGGAACAGGTAAAACATTAGGCTCTTTAGCTGGAGGACCAATTGGCGCTGTAGCTGGCACTGTCGGTGACACAGTAGGAGGAGGAATAAAAACAGGATTGGCTGCATTAGCAGGTAGTGCTGGTGATTTTAAGAAAACAGAATTAGAAGCCCACATACGAAAGCGCGCTGCAGAACTACAAAGAAAGAAAGAGATGAACCTATTAGGCTTAACAGATGCTGAAAGGACATTGCTTTCTAGGGATGCTAATCTTGCACAACAAGCAGAAAGAACTAAACTAATGAATCTTCAGGATCAGGCTTTAGCCAATTTTGGAGGAACAGGTAGTGCTCAGTCTCTATTAGCTGGTCTTCAACAACAAGAAGCACAAGCAAGAGGACAACAACAGATTGCACATCAAATAGCAGTTAAGGATCTTGAAGCAGCAGCAGAACAAGAAGCACAGCTACAAGCTGATCTTCAATCCATTGCTGAATTGGAACAAGCAAGAGCTCAAGCCAAAGGCGAGGCAGTTCAAGCTGGTTTGTTAGGTGAGGCACAAAAAGAACAAGACAGAGATCTTATAACAGAGAATGCTGCATCTAAATTGACAACTGCATTACCTAATGCATCTGAGGAACAAATAAAGAAATGGAGCAGAATGCTCTCTGACAATCCTCAGATGATTGATGCATTAACATCAGTATTGAAATAAGGGGAACAAATGGCAGTATTAAAATCAAAACTAGTATCACAGGTTCCTAAGGGACAGACATTAAAAGCAGGTCTTATATATTCTAAAATACATCATGATGGTGTTATGAAGAAATGGCATAGAGCTGTAGAAGATTCCTTGCTGTCTTATCAGCTTGATGTTAAGCGTTTTGACTATGAGGCAGCATTATACAAAGAAGCAAGAAAGAACCTCAACAGACAAATAGCAACACAACAGAAATTAATTGATGACCTAACAACATCACAAACAAAAGGTAGAGCTGCCACTGCTAAATTCAATGCTCAACAAAAACAGTCTGCTGATAGGGCTAATGCCACTGCAGAGAATTCAAAGAGCTTAGCAATAGCACGATCTAAAAGCCAGGCAACTAGATCAAGAGCCAGAGCAGCAGAACCAGTATTCACACCTGATGATTTAGATGCAACAGTTAGAGGTCAGGTATCTAGGATTGCAACTGGTTCAATACACAACAAATCACTGCCTACAGCTCAGTCTAAATTCGAGGCACTAGAAGAACAAAACACAGGTCACCCAGAAATGATAGGTAATATAAATGCATCTGATGCATCTAACCTAGACCTGGCAAACAAGATTATCTCTACAAAAATGCAAGAGAAAGGAATTACAGAAGATCAAGCGCAGGCAGAGCTAATCCAAGAGCTAGGACCTGGTTCTAAATATGCTGCATCTATCAAGAGGGGAGCATCTAATTCTCAGACAACTAAAGGAGAAGCTGGTATCACCACAACAACAGCACCTATTCAGGACTATGGTGTTCAACGTGTTGGTGCTTCAACTGTGGCAGGACCTGATTTCAGAGCACAAATAAGAGATGCTAAAGCAAGATTAAAAGAAATAAAAAATCAAAAATTAAAAGCTCCAACATTACCAACTGCTCCAGATATTACTAGGTCAGCACAACGACAATATGGTGAGGTCTTTGGTGGTAAGGATCCTAGAGCTATTGCTCCTGCTGGTGCTGTTGCTCCTCCACAATTATCACAATCATCTGATCTAATCACAGCCCTTGTCAGTAAATTTGGAGAACAAGGTGCTACACAGATTCTTGATCAGATGTCAAAAGGTCAAACACCCGACGTTGCCTCTGGTGCTACCGCAGCTGCTACGCCACCTATTACTATAGACCAACAGGCACTAACCGACACAAGACAACCAGGGCCCACTAAACAACCTTCTGGTCTTATACCTAAGGCACCATATAAGAAAACAGACATTGATTACCACAATGAGGCAATGATGACTGCAGCTGAAGATGGTGGAACGTGGTTAAGCACACCTGGCAAACTAGAGAGAACATTGGCAAACACAGAAGAAGGTGTCTTCATCAAACAACTATGGGATAGGAACAAAGCCTCTAGCAAACCACAACCTTGGGAACGTATAGTTGAGAATCTAACTGTGCATTATAAAGAACCCAGACAACAGGAAAAAGCTTTAGGTCTAATCTTTGCATTAAAATTTCAGGATGATAAAAAGGTGTATGCTAAACCTAACACAAAAGAAACTAAAGCTACACAGGCAGATCCTGTTGAGCCAGAAGAACAAGATACAACTGCAATACAATTATAGGATAAGAATATATGGGCTGGATTGAAGCTATAGAAGAAGCAGAAAAGAAACAAACAACTGTTGAAGCACACCCTATTGAAAAACCTGTCGAAGATGAAGATGATTTGTTTATATCAAGGGTGTCTCAGCCTGATCCTAAAACAGTGGTGGAAGCAGAACAGCGTTTCATTGCTTCTGAATCTGTTGATCCATTTGGTGCATTTCAATTAGGAAAAAGAATTGATGCAGAGAAAAGAGCTGGTGCTATTGCAACACAAGCATTCACACCTGGGGGGGAGCATCGTCCTATTCTTGATGTGACATTTCCTAGGCCTGAACCTAAGGAGCATTATGATCCTGCTAGTGCAATTGAAAGAGGCAAGCTCCCTTATTTTGATCCTGAGGCACCTAAGGAAGACCTATCAACAAGAAACATCTTAGATAAATTTAGTCCTCTTTCAGCTATTGCAGGTGTTGGAGAACTGATTGGTGCAGCTTTACCTGATAAAATAGGAGAAGCATTTGGTGCGCAGGTCATTGCAGAATCACCGACTGGACACAAGGTTGTTGAATCAGTTACATCACAAGCATTAAGAACATTAGCTTCTCCTGTTGCTGGATTAGCTGGCCTAACAGAGGCTTTTGTTTATGATCAAGATGTAGAAACTGCTGTTGCAAATAGAATAGCAGGTGGTGAAACATTTATGTATGTCCTTCCTGATTTTGTTGATGTCATGCTTGAAGATGTTCCAATGTCTAACACTATAAAGAATCATACTAAAACAACTGCAGGTATCATTGGCTTTGGTATTGATATGGTATTACCTATTGTACCAGGGGCAGGAGCAGCTCAAGGTATTTCAGTTGGTGTTAGGACTAATAAGGCTGTAACAGCACTAGGTGGAACAGCACAAGCTGGTATCAAAGCTGGTGTCAAAGCAGGAACCAAAGCAGCTGTAACAGGATTTGCTGATGATTTTGGTTATAAGATATACAGAAACAAATTCAAGCCAGGTGTTGATCCTTATCAGTTAGATCCAGAGATCATTGCTAAATATGCTAATGATGCTGGGAACAAACAAAAGGTTGAAGACGCTTGGTCCTTTGCAAACTATGCATCAGAGAATGGTGCTACTGATGACACAATAGAACAATTATTTGCTGAATGGGAAAGCTCATTTAATGTTGGAATGCCATATGATGATTTTATTACTAGTAGTAGTAGTGTTGGTGTTGATGTAACAACACAAGGAATAAGAGAGCTAAAAAGAAATACAAGATCTATTCTATCAGGTGCCATTGCAGAGATGTCATCAACAAAAGAATTAGACGATGTTATTGGTGATCTATTAACAGCACAGACTACATCACAAGATGAGCTACTGTTTGCTTTGCAACAACATAGCCATAAAATGTCCTCATCACAATTTCAAGATTTCCTAGATAAATTACCTGAAGATGCTAGGTTCCTTATTGATGAAGCTCTAACTGAAGGAACATCAATACCATCATTAGATAATCTGTCAGTGGCAGGAAAAGATGCAGTTGTCAAAAGCCTACTATATAAAAATGCTAATGATCTTATCAGTCCTTCAACAGTAGCTCCTTCTGGTGGTTTCACTAGAATATCTTCAAAAGGTTATATACCTGATTCTTCAGTTCCAAAGCTACATACAAAGATGCAGGATAGTGTTGTTGGACGTATTTCAAAACGTGATGTTGGTCCTGACAATGTTGTTCGTGTTCATGAAGATGATTGGGCAGATATCAACGATCACCTCAATATGATATATGATGAAGGTGTTGTTCCAAGATATGATAGACTACATGACAGAGAATTCACATTACAGGAATGGAACAAGATTGTTGATGATACAAATGATTGGTACGCTAGAGCTTTACCATCTTATAAGGGCATCAGCGATATAGGCCAGGAGCTCTCAGAGGTCTCTGAAGCAGGGGCTGTGGAGACAGAAAGGTATATTAACAAGGTGCTCACCACGAAGGTTCTGAGAGGTAGTGAGGTAGAGGTTAAAGCCAAGGCCGCTATTAGAAAATTAAAGGGACCAAAGGCATCTACAGTAGATCCTTTTGTTGAAGAAACTGTTGCTGAAATTGGAGCCAGGCTTGCATCTATTGGTGATGATTTCAGGGTTCAGATAAAACAGGTAAGAGGAGAGGGGATAAAAGACCTACCTAATGCTTGGGCTAATGTTATGACAAATAACTATACCAGACACCTTGATGAGATCATAAAGGCAGAGAAGACATCTCCAGGCATTGCCTCCATGGTTGATTTAGAAGCGAATTTAATGTTGGCCAAGGGAGGAGAACTAGCAGAAACACCAGAAGAAATCATCAAGGCAACAGGTGCTAGATTATCTGATGATGACATTAAAGATATAAAGACTATAGCGACTAGTCAGATGTTTGATGATTTTATCGGAAGGCTTTATGGTGGCTATGATAAAATAGAAGATGCAATGCAAACATCTTCAGGCATCACACATATTGACGGAGCATTATTAGACCACCAACAAACAAAGGTGATGGTGTCTGCATTGGTTAAACACAGTCTTATAAAACCATTGAAAGAAAGGTTTGTTCAGCTTGTCAATGAAGGTAATAGTCTTGCAGCTCTTCAGTCTTTATTTGATGCACATGTTTTGGTAGATGGAAGACCTATCGGACAGTTCATCAGATCACAAGATGATTTTGCAAGACTGTTAGGAAAAGAAGCTGATGGTTTAACTAGGACAGAACAATACATATATACTATGGGAGCAGAAGAGGCACCAATATTTACAGTTGGCAATCATATGGATGTCTTATCTTCTCAGTATATTGGACGTAGGCAACAAGGCATCATTGCTGATATAACAAGAGATTTGTCTAATTCATACCCAGAACTATTTCCATCATCAAGACAAATTCAAGAAAGGGCAGCACAGTTTGCCACTGATCTAAATATTCGTGATATTGCAGGAGCAGTAGGAGAAGCTAACCCAGGGTTTGTTGAAGACGTAACAACAACAGGTGTTGATATGTCTGAGCTCTGGTCTGCCATTGTAGCTGATGAGATTGGTTGGAGACTAGTTGGAAAAGAAAAACAATTCACTGATAATACGTCTAGACTATTGGCTCAATATGGCATTGTACCAACAGGTGCTAAAGACTATTCATTCTTAAGAGAGGTGTCTGGAGCCAAGGAATACATAGACACACTATATCCTAAATTCAGACCTGAATCGACACCACAATTCTATCAGGTCCTCGCTAACACAATCAAAGCAAATGCTAGATCAAACATTATTGCAATGACAGATAGTCCAGCAGAGATGATCAATAGAATGCCATTGACATTTAAACAATCGGCTCAGATTAAATCAGGTGCTAGAGGAAAACTAAACCTAACACAAGCAACGGAGACATTAGATAATTTATCTATTCCTAGCACACAAAGAAAGCTAGATCCAGAGGTGGCATCAGAGACATTTGGAAATATTGAAGCTAGTCTTGATGCAGTGTTTGATCTACGTAAAGGACAAGAAGCTGGACGATTAGGAAAGGTTATTGATGAGGTTGTTTCTGATTTTGCAGCAATGAATGCTGTTGCCAAAGGTGGTGTCTTAGGTGGAAACGTTGCTCCTAATTTCAGGTTCCTTCTTAATAACTATATTACAGCACCAGCCATTGTTTATTCGACAGTAGGTCCAGAAGCTGGTGGGGCTGCACTAAAGGCTGCAGTTGGTATGAACTATGCAACATCAAGGATAATGAAACATCTTGGTGGAGGTGTTAATGAAGCTGCCTCCGCCTTTGGTAAGACTGCAGAGATAACTGAAAAGATTGTGGTACAAACACCTGGTGGATTGGTTTATACAGACAAGATGTTAGCCGACATGATATCACAAGCAGGTATCACCAGATCACAGGCTAGTGCAGAGCTTTCAGAAAATGTGCTTAAGGATATTATCTCTTATTCAGGAATTGAGGCACAGAAATTACGCAGTGCAGGGAAACTAACTGATGCTGAATATACAAAGACAAGACAGTTTATGAACACATGGTTAGGAAAACTATCTAGGTCTGGACGTGAGGTCAATGTATTTTCAGAGATTGGGAACATGACTGATGTTAGATTCAGGACTGCAGTTCTTGTTGATGCTTTGGAACGAGGTGTTGCTGAAAAGGATGCTATTAAATTAGCAAGGGAATCATTATTTGATTATGGAAATACATCAGCTGCTGAAAAGAAAACTGTTATGAAGGCTTTCTGGTTCTGGACATTTAGAAGAAACAACCTTAGAGCACAGGCCAAAAATCTTTTATCACACCCAGAACGTCTTAGGAATATGTACATTGCAAACAAAGGATTCTCTGGAACAGATCAAGAGGGACACCTTATAACTAAAGACTATGCTGAATTCAGGCCACTAATGACAATGTTAGAAGATCCAGAGATTAGAAAACGTCTTGCGATCTTTGGTCCTAGTATTCCAGCTTTAGATGGTGTTGGCGAGCTTATTGATTACATGGCATTCTTTCCAGCTCTGATAACAGATGCAAGAGCTGGTGGTACAGAAAAGATGATGGAAGCATTACAAGAGGTTGTAGCTAGTGGTGTCTCACAGACACACCCAGGTATTCAAGCAGTTGTAGGAACAGCATTCAACATAGATGCACGTTCAGGATGGGACAGAGGAACCTGGTTAGATCCAAGGTTTATGTGGTATATGCAACAGAACGAAACAACATGGGATATGTTTAATACAATTATTCGTACCGAAGCTATTCCTTTAGATGAAGAGAGGCCAGGCAATGGTTATTATCAAGGACGTCAATGGCGTATTAGAAAGAACGATGATGCATCTATCAGGGCATGGTATGCTATTCAAACAGGATTGTTAGCTATAGGTATGCAAAGGAACATAAGAGATATGTCAGCTCTTGGTTCAGTGATTGCTGGTCCTACCTCAGACGCACCTGATCCTAAGGTTGCTGGTGACATATGGTCAGCACTATACCAAACAGGATTGGTCACACCAACAGACATGCCTACATTACAAGAGAGAATGGAAATGAATGAGAAAGCAGTAACAAGAGAATTTAAACGTAGAACACCTAGAAAGGAAGATTAAACAATCCAGCTTATAATGAAAGGAATTCACCATTTAGTCGTAGGAGAAGAAAATGGGAGCAACAGGAAAATTTAAACACGTTGCAACAGCAACAGGCACAGCAGGTATCACATCAGCTTATTCAGCACATATGGCTGTTGAGCTATCACAGGCCACACTAATTCAGTCAAGCTGTTTTATCTATGTTGATGCATTAGCAGGTGGAGCTACAACGCTCACAACACGTATCACATCAGATGCAGCAGGAGATGAATGTCTTGTACCTGACACAGAAGCAGATATCAGCCTTGGCATCACAACAGCAACAGAGGGAACAGT